ACAGGGGCTACAGTTTGCGCTTTCAATTCTTGCTCATAACCAGCTACCATCTTAGCAACGGCAACGGGCGGTTTATTCATCAGCGCTTCAATCTTCGCTTCATTCTTACCAAGGTGATAAATCAAAGCAGGGGCATTGTCAGACTCAAGAATAGAATCACGAAACATTTTAACTGACGGATGGTTCGGGTCAGCTAATGAAAGGTACTGCTGGACAACATCTGCGGCTTCATTGTAATCGGCGTGATTAGCCATTACGTCAGCCTGTTTAGTGTTGAAGTCAGAACGTCTCGCTTCATTTTGTTCTTGATATCTAGCTTGCTCCATTTGCTCGGTTGCTTTACTACCTGCGGCGGTTTCAGATTTCTTCTCAATGTAATCGTCAACTGCCTTTTCGTAAGCTTCAATCGAATCAAAAGCATCTAGTGATGGTTTAACCAATTCGGGCTCTGCGGCTTGTAAGCGTTCGGCCCTCTCTGTTTCTAGTGTGCGCTGTAGTTGTGCATAAGCAGCGGTTTGACGTTTGATCTTAACCTCGAGATTCTCGAGCTTTTCTTGCCATTCGCCTGCTGGCTCATCCTGTACTGCTTCCGCTTCGTTATCATCTTCGGCAACTTCTTCTTCAGATTCATCGTCTTGTACTTCGACCTCTGATTCTGATTCTTCTACTGCTTCCGTTTCAAGTTCTTCGGCTGTGTCGTCTTTTGCTTCTTCGACATCGGTAGAAGGTTCTTCGGCTTTGATGTCAATCTCTGCCTGATACTGTTCGACCATTTCATCAACGGTCTGTGCTTGTTCACTCATTGTCGGGTAATCCCTGTTCTAAGTTAATTTCGGGCGCTAACCCTTCCATAGTTTCAGCTTGTCGCCTTTCTTCGGCTTCAAGTTGAATTGCTGTTGCCTCGCCTATGTCATCCACTTCTGTTCGTAGTTGCATAATGGCGGTGGCTATGTCTTGCATTTGCTCTGAGTTCATACCCTGAGTTTCGGCCTTCATCTTTTCGATTTCAGCCATTGTTTTCATTAGTTTAATTTCAGTATTCTTTTTATCATCTTCCAGCTTGCCAGCTTCCAACATGAACTCTTGTTCAGCGTTCTTCTCTTTATCCTGCAAGGCGGCGTGTAATGTTTCGACCCGTTCCTGCATTTGTTGAATTTGCTGTGAGGCTGCTTGTAGCTTCTGGGCTTGTGGGTCGTCACCTAACATAGCGGGGTCCATCATTGACGCTATTCTATCGGCTATCTCGTCAGCTTCCGGTGCGCCCGTAGCACGAACAATCTTATCGGCAGAAACTTCTAAAAGTCGTGGGTCAACTTTAGCAAGCTCTGACATTGTCGAGATAAACTCTTGCTGCTTGTTTGCGTATGACTTGCCGACATCAACGTCAACATCATACTTGCCCGCTTGCAGGTCGTAGAAGCCATCAAACTGTTGTCCGGTGTTTCCTTGCATCGGAACTTTAGCACCGCCCTCTGCGTTCATATATGGTTGATTAACAGGTACAGTCTCTGCTTGCCCGTCCTCACCCAGAATACGAACTATCTTAGCCTCGTCATAAATCTTCGGGATAAGGTCAACCAAGATAACGCCAACGTGACGAATGGCACAGGCTAGGTTATCGAGGAAGTGGAACGTAGCTTTATCACCACGTAATGAACGGGCTTCAATAGCAATACCGCTTATGGCGTTTGATTGCATCCCACGGCCTTCTTCATACATTCCTAATGTGGCGGAGATACCTTCGGCGGCTAGTGCTGCCTCTTGTAACATTCCGGCGTTAGGTTGTATTGGCATCTGGCGCTGTGGCGGTGGGGCTGGCATTCCGCTGTTAGGGTCGTTCACCATATCAAATTCAAGATAGGGGTAATTCTCTGTATTGGCTGTAGCCCATTTATTGCCGAACGTATTGAACTGACCAACAACACCGACCCAAGGGGCTTTCGGTTGTAGCGCAATCATTTCCGTAGAAGCTGACCGCCAGAAGTTAAACATACGCTGCGGGTCTTTAGCTTGGTGAATTAAGCTGTATGACTTGCGCCGCCCATCTTCCCATATCTCTTTACCAAAGACCGGAACAAGCGGGATGTATTGACCCAGCCAATCGGTTTCTTCCAGTATTTCTTCGCCTGTAATCTTGGCCCATTTAACTGTCGGAATTTCTGTTTCGCGTTCTTCTATGATTTCCAGATTCAATTCTGGGAAGTGTTCCATCATATCTTCGGCTGCGTCTTTAGGTACAACGTCACCGTTGTTCATACGAACGATTGTCTTTGTCTCATAGGATTTGTAATAGTATTCAACAACTCTGACTGTCTCGGCATTGAACCACTCGATAGCATCATCGGCTAAACTTGTGTGGCTTGCGTCTGGAAACTGTTCTTCAAACAGGTCAACCGGAACATCGTCATAGATGAAACCATATTCAGCATCGGACCCGTCACGCTCTAGGCTGTTCGGGTCAAGCATGACAGACTTCCAGTTTAACACTCGGTCAATCTTGATCTCTTGGTCGAAGCTTAACGGGTCACAATAATCTGTGTTTATTCTAATCCAACCATAGCCGGAGGTCGTGCTGTTCTGCATTCCAGTATCATAGGCGGCTGATGCTTTAGACTGGCGCTCGATGTTACGAATAACACCCTTGAATATCTCGGCTGTGTCGTTGTCACCCTTATCGTCAATAGGGCTAACACGAATAGCAGGTCGCATTTCACGCGCTGCGTTTACAACTTGGTCAATGAATGGTTGAAGTCTGTTCTCTGTGAGAGTGGGGCGGTTATCTTTATCACGCTTTGTTTTGATTTCGTCAGGCCATTGATTACCCATAGCAAAAGAGGTGTCTTCATCGCCTCGTTTATATTCGGAACTATAGTAATCTTCACAACCTTCAAAGCGTTCTTTTGCTTCTTCGAGTATATCATCATCTTTATCAGTCACGCGCTATCCCATCCATCCAGAGCTAGAAGGTTGATGATAGGGAACGCTGTTGTTTTTATTATTATTGCCATTATTCACTAAATTTTTCATTTTGGCAAGAGCTTGCGCTAAATATCTGAAAGCATCGGCAGGATCACTCGACCAATCATGTTCCGGTTTGTTCTTAAACCGTTGCCTGTTGTTGTCGTATTCATAATGATAGTGCATCAAAGCATGAAGCAAGTCAGAGCCGTTTGTCTGGTCAATCCATGCTTCGTTAATTAAATCACGGCTTAACTCGATTCCAGCCTCAACAGACGAAACTTTCAGTATCTGGTTCTCAATACCCAAAGACCTCAACTGGCTTGCAATGCTTCCGGTCATACCTAAACGTTCATGCGCTGCGTCATGCGGCAGATAGTGGTTTGAATACTCGTAAGGCTTGGCACGTAACATAGCAGCAAGCTTCGGCAAGTCTGCTTGGTCTCCGGTAGCTTCGTAGTAATCAATTATCCTCGGTTGTAGCCCAACTATCTGTGCAAAGATTATCGCCGTTGCATTTGCCTTTCCCAAGTCCCAAGCGGTAACAACCGGAAGCCCGACCTTGTGTGGGACGTGCGTTATTCTGCCCTCTTCACGCGCTCGATCAAGATACGTTGCATAGATAGCGCCGTTATGTCTGGTATCGAACTCGCCTTCCCAGATGTGCTTATAAGCGTCTGAGTCTGTATTCTGTAGCTTTATGCGCTCTTGGTTCAGCACGTCAGGAAAGAACGGATTGTCTCGCCAGCTTACTTTACGCACTAACATATTCTCGTCAGCTTCTTCGACCATGCGTTTATAAGTCGGGTCAGTTGGATGCTGCGGGTTGAAACTTGTCCATATCTCTGAACCTTCGGCACGAATAGTCGGGATTAGAACTTCCCAGCTTGAGTCCGAAACTTTCTCGGCTTCTTCTACCCAGCAGCGCGATACATTCTCCGTTGATTTAACGTCCGTGATATTGTGCTTTAATCCCTTGAATAGAAACTCTGTCCCATTTACGCCAACAATAGTATTCTTCTGGATTGTATAGAAATGATTTAACTCATACTCGTTTATTATATCGGATAGCAGCTTATGGACGGAATCAGCAATAGAGCCTTGAATCTCACGAGCGCATAGTATTCTAAGCTTGCCTTCCATGCCCTGCGCTAATAACGCTCTGGCTATGTTGTGCGACTTCGCACCGCCACGACCTCCATAGTAAGTCTTGTAACGGTACGGCTCGAACAGTTCTTTAAAAGCACTAGGAATCTGTAGGTTTGGCATCAACGAACTCAATCTTTACATTCGCGTCTGCTGGTTCCCCGTTAGCGTCCAGCATTTGTTGTTCAATACGTTCCGACCATTTAGCTCTAGTCTTGAGCCAGAAAATCATGCTTGTTTCACTACCGTCTAAAGCTTTCTGGTAAAGCCGTTGTGCTACCTGTGCGTTAGCTTTGGCAGTGGCAGTGTCTAGTTCTTTCCGGTAATGTTTACGCAGCGTCTTTGAATCAATATCCAGTACAGCCGAAATGTCCTCTTGCGGTACTCCGTAACTGGTCATTGCCATTACTATCTTGCGGTTCTCTGCTGTTGATTTATGTGTTGGTGATTTCTTACCCATTATGCAGCCACCTTTATTCCTCTGGCTTCGGCTACTTGGTCAAACGTATCTCCTGCCATTGTTGCTTGCTTTCCAGTGAAGTCTTGCCACCGTTTGATGATTACGTCTATGTAGTGCGGGTCTAGTTCCATCATGTAGCAGTTGCGGTTTGTTTTCTCGCAAGCAATTAAGGTAGAGCCAGAGCCGCCGAACAGGTCTAAAATCTTTGATTGTCGCCTCGTTGTCTTGTCAATCGCCTCCTCTGACAAAGCAACTGGCTTCTGTGTCGGATGTGCGTATGAATTAACATCATCCCGCATAATTTTCCATACACTTCCTATGCGCTTACCACACAACTCCGCGCCCCTGTTGAACACTAAAGCGACTTCGTAATCAGTGGAAAATGCTTTTTTAAGGTCGCCCATGCCACCACAAGCTTTATGCCATATAACCATATTTGTAGGCTCTCCAAGAGGAGCTGTCTGGTCTAGCCATAGATCAAGAACTTTCCATGCCGTCCATATAAAAACCCAACCCTTAGAAAACTCCTGCACCATAGGGATAAAATCAAGAATAACATCATCGTTCTTTAAAACGTCAAATTTGTCTGTCGCAGCACCCCTGCTGTTGCTTTGAAAGCTTATCCCATACGGCGGGTCAGTAAACACCATGTCAGCTTTGTTGCCGTCCATCAATAGCGCAACCGTTCCTGCGTCCGTACTATCGCCGCACATCAAACGATGCCCTCCTAGCATCCATACGTCACCCTCGATTGATACAGGCTCGTCAGGCAATTCAGGAACAGCGTCTTCATCGGTCAGCCCTTCCGTTTCATCTTCGGGCATTAGCTCATTTATTTCGTCTAGCGAGAAGCCCGTCATTTCTAGGTCAAAGTCTAGCTCTGTTAGCTCGGCAAACTCAAGCGCCAGCATTTCGTCATTCCAACCAGCATTTAACGCCAGCTTGTTATCGGCTATGATGTAAGCTTTCTTCTGTGCTTCCGTCCATCCTGTTACTTGAACGCAAGGGACAT